TTCACCTTCAACCATTGCCATTTCTAAGTAATCGTCAAAACGTAATCTTGTTTCAGACTCAGACTTTAAATACCATAAGTATCCTGATGTTCCATCTTCTGTAGCAACTTCTACCCATCCAATCTGTGCCATGTCAGAACCATTGATTTCAAATCTATCTTTGATAATGATTGGTTGATTAGAGTATTGAGTAAATTGTGGCTGTACTGAAAAACTTCCGCTTCCAGTTCCTTTAGCAAATAAAGAACCATAAACGAATATCTTTAATCCAGCAGCACCTGCAGCAGCAGCAATACCTAAAGTATCCCAGTTAGCAGCAGTAAATGGATAAGCAGTAACGTTAGTTAAAGCACCATTTGCAGCTACAGCACCAACAACACCTTTTAATGTAACACCCGTTGTTGGGTTCATTACAACAATAGTATCATTTGGAGCAATTGCATTCTTAACAGAAGCGGCACCAACAGCAGCGTTAGTAGGTACACTGAAAACGAATGTTCCAGCACCAGGTCCTGTTAGCGTACACCCTGTGTAAGAGATGTGTAATCTATTTTGTTCTGACCATATAACTTGATCAGATGTCATTGGCATTTCAGCACCAACCATTTTTAAGAAACCAGATAAAGTTCTGTTTCCATATCTTTCTACTTCAGCTTCGTAAACTTCTGGTAGATACTGTTGAGCAAAGTCATTAGCATTTGCACCACCAGTGTTGAACGCTAGATAGTTGTTAGCTAGCGGTAATTGCGTTTGAGAAGGTATAATACTTCCAAACACAGGAGCGATTTGTCCCATAATAAATAATTTTTAGTTTTAGTTAAATTTTCTTGCTTTGATTTTTAATTTTGAAGAGTCAAGACCACTTATACTTTTAACTTTAAATCCACCAACAAACACGTCGCTTGGAGCACTTGCTCTAGCTTCGTTACTAATGTTGTTTGATTTTGCAGCGACATTCCTAATTGCATCGGCTTTGCCTTGCTCATAAAAATGCTGTGCAATAGTATCTGCATGTTGTGCGGCATACATAGCTTTGTGATAACCTTTTACATCAGTTACATCACCTTTATCATTTAAGAACTTCTTAACTATATTGTTGATGTTAGATTGATTATTTGCAACTTCACTAGGATTTTTAACTCCGTATCTAAATTTTTTATCTCCTACGCTGAAATCAAAACCTTTGAATTCTTTAGTAAAATAATCATTAGTACTATTGATAAACACCTCATGTTGTTGCTCTGCTACATTTTGCTCTTCGTTGTAGCGATTGAAAAAATCAGTAGCCTTCTTTTGTTCTTGAGTTACTCCGGGTCTCAACTTGATTTCGTCGTAATATTGACTCTTTAAACCATCCAAATGCTTACGGGCTTTTGCAACCTCTTCCTTATATGCAAGTTTCTTCTTTCGAATATCTCTTGCTTCATCTAACTCTTCATCAAACTGAAAATTATCTTCTAATAAGAAGCTAATTTCTTCTGAATCTAAGTGAGATTTAGTCTGTTTGTAATACTCTCTTAATAATGTATCACTATCTACATTAGAATAGTCAGCATTTAATCTAACATAATCTTCTAATGTTCCACCTGTTTCCTTCATAAAGTCTACGACTTTTTCGATGTTTTCAGGTAAATTAATATCTTGTTTTAATGGTTCTGGTTCCTCAGCTTTAATCTCAGCTTGTGGTTCCATCTTTTCACCTATAGAAATAACCTCTTCCTCTTCTTCTTCTTTAACTTCTTCAATTACAGGTTTTTCTTCTTGAACTTCAGCAATCGGGTTGGGCTCTTGTACTTGTTCTCCCACTTTCTCGCTATCTCCGGATGTTTCAACCACAGGTATTTCCTTTGTTTCTCCGACTTGAATGGCATCTTGTTCTTCTGTTTTAGGTTTTGATAAATCTACTTTTATAGGTTCATCGTTGCTTGATAGATTTTTAGGTTTAAGAATTTTAGCTTTCACCTTAAGCTTTCCAGCTTTTTCTTTTGTTTCTGACATAATATAATATAATAAAAATTAATAAAAATAATTTACTGTGGCATAAATTGTTCTAATCCCATGCCTGTAGGATCTTCATTTTCAAAATCAATAGGTAAAGTATCATTTTGCCTTTGTTCTATTAATTGAGATTGTTGAGTGGCTTGTAATTTTGTTCGTTTATCTTTACGATCTTCAATTTCAGCTTCTTTTTTTTGTGTTTGTTTCCACATCCATTTGCTTAAGCTTCATATTGTATTCAAACTCTTGAGCCATTAATTGTAACTTAAGTTGATTCTCCGTTTGCATTCTTTGTATTTCAAACTGAGATTTAGATTGTTCTATTTGTGTTTCTGTTTGAGCTAAAGCTTCGGCTTTTTGAACATCATTCATAGCCGCTTGCTCTGATGCTTTAGAGTTAGATTCTGCTTGAGCCTCTATATTAGCCATTTGAGCTTGTTGATCAGCTTGTTGTTTCTTAACTCTCTTGTATTTTAAAACTTGATTAGCTAAAGTTAAGTTTCTTATTTCTCTAATATCAATAGCATCTTCAAGATATATTTGGTTTTGTTGCAAAGCCATTTGTATGTTTTGCTCAAGCATAGCTTTTTCCTCTTCTTCAGGTTCTAGCTCCATGTATATACCAAAATCATACAGATGTAAATCATCAATTTCATGTAAAGTTGCTACATTAAACTTACCTATACTAGCTTTTAAAGCATTATTAGTTAAATCAAAGTCTAGCATATCAGCTATTCTTAGTGATATGTTTTCACAAGTTCTAAGAGTTAAATACAAACTACTGTTTAATATATGTTTAGTTGCTACATTTGAAGCGTTAGCTGCCATTTTTTGTAAACCAACTAATGAATTTTTATCTGGTGCAGTACCATCTCTAGCCTCGTTTAATCCCGTTACATCTCTTATCATTTGTAAATAATACTGATAAGTATTAATTAATGATTGTATTTTACCATTAGCACTAGACGTTTGTAATTCTTGTATTGGTACTTTACCTCTGTTAGGATCACCATCTTGTGTTAATGATCTACCAACTATACTACCAGTTTGGAAGTACATGTTTAATGCCTCTTGCGGATTATAATTTGTTCCATTACCTAAATCAACCTCTGCTAAACCATCTACATCTACAAACACACCGTCTGGAACCATTCTAGCAATAACCTGTTGTAGTTTAAGGGATGTAAGCTGTATCATGTCAGCAAAACCAGTTATGCGTCCTACAAGTGAATCTATACGACCTTGATACATATGAGGCGCTACAATGTTGTAGTTCATATTAACCTTAGTTAAATCACTTTTAGGTCTTGTCATGTTTTCTGACATTTCCCATTTAAGCATTTGCTCTACACCCATAACTTTAGCACCTGTAAATAATACTTCTATCGTTCTAGATACTCTATCAAAGTTATCGCTTTCTGGTGGATTAAATGTATCAGGTTTTTCTAATACTTTTTCTAAACCATTATCAGTGTTTTTAACTTTAAATACTTGGTCTATATAAGATTTATATTCAAAATATATAACTTGAACTAAATCACTATCATTATTACGGTTACGATTGTAACCTTCTCTACCAGGATATTTCTGTATAGTTTCAAGTTCTTGATTAGTTAAGCTAGGAAATTCTTTTTTTAATTCAGGTAATGTTATAGATTTTATTTCACCTACATAATATAGATCTTGAAAATTAGGATCATTAGTATATGAATAAACTAAATTAGAAGGGTTTACATAGTCTATTGTAACGCCTTCGGCTTTATTAAAACTAGTTTTTACAGCTCCTATACCTACTGTAACTATATCTTCTATTACTCTTTTGTTAATTAAATTGTATTTGTTAAAATCTAATACATTATTAATAACCTCTTCTTCAGCAATTTCTACAGATTGTTTATAGTTTAATTGCATGTGTACTTCTAACTCTTCTTTTGACTCAGGTAAATTAGCTGGATCAACTACATTATAAACATCTACACCTAAACTCTGTTGTATATTATCTAACAAAGGCTTAGATAACATATCTCTTAATATTGACGAAGCATAGTTAGTTCTTTCTTTTTGTGAAAACGGATCTTGTGCGTAAGCTTTTATATCGTAATTCTTAGATGATATACCATTTACAACTATGTCTACAAACTTAGGTATTATAGGTACTGGCTTCCAGTCTAAATTTAAATAAGACAAATCACCATTTATAGATAATTCATCTTTATATTTTTGCACAGGTTGTTCACCTCTTGCATATAATCTTAATCTATTAAAGTTTTGAAAACCTTTTTGCCATCTTGTTCCGTTAACTCTACCTCCTCTAAACCACTCATATTCAATAGCTTGCCCTACTTGCAAACCATATTCCAAACTAAGCTTTTCCGCGAGAGGTACCACCTGACTTGGAAAGGAACTATTAGTACTAGTATTAATCATCTAATTAATTATTTTTGATTTATAACCTTTGTTATCATACTTTGAAAAATTTAAATTAACTTTTTCTTTTATGGTTTCAGCTATAGGTCTATATTTATTTTTATTACAAGCCATAATTGCTAAACCAGAACTAATCGAAGCATCGTGTTTAGTTCTATTGTTTATATTAAACGCGGCCCAATCTTCTAAAGTTCTTTGAAAATACATTGTTCCATACTGTTCATTGTTGTAACCAACAAACATTTCGATGTAAGATTCAATAGCAGCAGCGTGTGCTTGTTTTATATCTTCACTTGAATTAGGTATACCACCTATTTCTCTCTCTGTTACAGATAATTTATGC